ATTTCCACTAATTAAATCATAAGGATTACTTCCACTTACCCACGATCCTGCTCTGTTTGCATCAAAGAATAATTGTAACCCATTAGCATTGTAATTGCCAAATGATTCCTGTACGGCCACAGTTTGCCACTGTAAATTATCACGATATTCAAGTTTGTTATTACTTGTACTGTATCTAAATTGCCCGCTGGTTACAGCGGGACCAGTGTTTCCTGGTCTATTGCTTTCGTCTCCTTTGGGTAATAATACTGCACTTGGAGAACTTAGTTCAAAATATCCATTGTTGCCTTCATCCATACGGATTCTCGCAACGCCGTCAGGTGCACCGATATTTAATCTGTGATTGTTTGTGCCGTCAATTACAAATGCAATATTGTTTCCGTTATCAGATCTGGTAAGTGTTAACCCACTACTCCAAGACCCTGTACCTACAGTAATATCTAGAGGAGATACTGGACTAGATGTACCAATACCAACGTTGCCATTAGATTTGATTCTGAGTCTTTCACGCCAGTCAGTACTGTTTGCGCCTGTTCTTAATTTGAATGCTAAATCACCTAGATAGTTTCCTGTCTGAACTAAATTTATAGAACCTTCTGCTTGTGTGCCTCCACCATTTACTAAACTAATACTTGCAAATCTACCAGCGGCGTCTGATCCGTTTCTTGCTATAATATGAGCAAGACTTCTTTGATCTTGAGTTTCTGAATAAACATTAGAACGTGAAGAAGTTACATCAAGTTTTGCTCCTGGACTCGTCGTACCAATACCAACATTGCCGCTTGTACTAATAACTAGTCTATCAGCACTAGATGTTTCATCATATATTGATAAAGTAGTATTTTCATTTCCTGATACACCTGTACGAATACTATATTCTTTTGTTTCATTATGATTTGATAGCTTAATACCTTTATTGCTACCAGTACCAATTTCTTGAGATACTACATGAAGTACTGAATCTGGATTTGCTGTACCAATGCCAACATTTCCGCTTGAGTCTGCAACTAATAATTTCGATAAATCAATAGTAGTACTACCAGCAACATCTGGTGCCACTAGGTCTACATATCCGCTTACATCGCCTTTTATTCTTAAATTTGCCATTATACTATTACCCACCTACTGCCACTACTTATCGTTACACTTACACCACTATCAATTGTTACTGGACCTGCAGCCATTGCACTGTCTCCCACTGCAATCGTATAATCTTCTGTTACTGTCTGACTGTTTACAAAAAACGGCTGTGTTGTGCGAACTCTGGTTGTAGTTAAATCACCAGTCATTGTGTCGCCAGTTTTGCTTACCTTAGTAGCAATATTGTTTGCAGTTGTTGTTGCGAAGTTGGGATCATCACCCAAGGCCGCCGCTAATTCATTTAGGGTATCCAGAGTAGCAGGTGCGCTGTCAGTAATTGACGCCACAATGTTAGTTGCTGTATCGTATCCATTGGCACTTAAATATGTACCTACGTCTGTATCAGTATAACCTGGTTGCCCTGTTAGTGTAAGTGTTCCTGCCGTATCATCATATGTAGCAGTAATATTGTTACCACCAACAATTAAGTTTGCTACACGATCGTCTACACGTTCATCAGTGTAATATAAATTTGTGCCTTCTGTTAAATCATCAGTTGTTGCCGCCGCGATGCGAGCATCAGCACGTGCATCTGTATAAAATAAGTTAGTACTACCTTCAGCCAAGTCATCAGTATTTGATGCACCAGCTTGTTGCCAGGCAGTACCGTCCCAAATATAAAGGATGTCAGTGTCGGTAGCAAATGCCTGGTCACCTGGATTATTACCAACCAATGGAAGGTATGTACTATCATCGTATAAGTTAACTTTTGCGATAACGGCACTACCGTCTTCAACTACTAGTTCAGCAGTACCAGCCACTTCACGAATTTTATTCTCAAAACTTGGTGTATTCTCTACGTATGTAGCCAAGTCTTGCGGTACGAACTTGTTGACACTGGCGTCATACACCAAGCACATCTGGTTAACCAAACTTGGAATAGGGCGTAGCTCAACTGGTGTTTTGTGTCCTTCTTGCGTGTGTTGGAAGTAGACAACATAGTTACCGTTGATATTTGTTTCAAGTGCCAGGTCTTTGACAGTGATAGCACCTCGCATAGGCGCATGGTTACCACACTGATAGTAGAGTGTATCAGGTGCGTCATTAGGTACTGTAAAGGTAATAGTACCACTGTCTGTTCTTGATCCAGTTACGCCGTCAGTATACTCACCGAAATAAGTTCCACTAGCAAAATTGGTGCCGTTGTCAGTTGTAAAATACAGTGGATGACCTGTGGCGTTGATATTAACGGTATAGGTACCGCCACGATAGAACGGACCTAGGTTGGGATTGTCGCCATTGGCTGATCCGCTAAATGTATAAGCACCTGTTCCGTTGTTAGTTACGGTGTAACTTACGCTAGGCGCATTCAGTGTTGGTAATGTAATACTACTAGGTACACTGATATTGATACGTTGTACGTCTGTGGCATTGCCCCCGTTAATATCTGGATGGGTATCGCTTACTGGTCCAGTTGATGTTGCCCAACTAATTAAGTTGTCTGTTCCGGCGCCATCTACCCACTTGAGATACAAACTGTGTGTTTGTGTCATGGCATCAAACAAGTCATATGCCGCAAAGTTGTTAACGGTGTATGTGCCTTGCAAGTATAATGGTACTTGAATTTCTGGTGAATTTGTTATTTCACGTCTGGCATAAGGTAAACTACTGGTTTCCCAGGTCCACAACCAAGTAGTTGCTTGTCCTGCGGCAGGCGCACTTACCTGTATTTCCAGTACTTCAGGAGCAATTGCCAGATCAACTTCAGGAATATTATCCTGTGTAATCTCTCTTGTACCCAGTTGGATACTGTTGCCACTCAAGTATAGATCACGGAACCGATTGGTCGTACTTCCCAAGTCATATGCAATGTTGGTGTCAGGAATAATATCACCACTGACATCGCCCAATTTAGTTTGTACTCTTGCGTCCGTGTAATAGAGGTTTGCACTGCCTTCAGTTATCTCATCAGTGTTGTCAACGCCCTGTACGGCGCTGTCAACGTATAACTCAGTAGCATAACTGTTGGTTGTAAGATAATCTCCCACACGTGTGTCAGTGTAGAATAAATTAGTGCCTTCAATTAATGTGTCTGTGTCAATAGTTGTACTATTAACAAGACTTTTCCAGGCACCACTGGTGCTGTCATAAAACCAACGGCGACCTTTTTCATTATGAATGTCACCATTGGTTGGGTTACTGGGAAAGTTTACTGCCATCGTGTAATAATCCTATCGTTATTACACTTATTTATCCGTCTACTTGATCCCAACTGGTTGTTTCTTCGTTCCAAGTATAACGATTGTCATCATCTGGCATAGGTGTTGGTGCTTCCCAGATATAACTTTCAGTATTCAAAATCCAACTTGAGAACGGCTGTGGTGCATAAAATGCATCAGCCTGTGCATCATAGTTGTATCCTACACCAGCAAAGTTATATCTTAACTGTTGACCACTATCTGGTTCGTTTGTCTCTGGATCATAGTGTACACCACCACGTGTGTTGTAACTTGTCTGAATCCATTCACCTGGACTACTATCCACAAAACTATCAAAGAAATCTGGATCTGCCACGATTACTTGATCTACTTTTCCACTTACTACTTTAGCAAAATGTGCCATTTTCTTTTTTCCTTTTATACTGTATATGTTCCTGAAGAAGTAAACTTGATTATAGTATCACTTCCATCTGTTGTAACTGTTGGAGACCCAGTTATATTCCCAGTATATTTATTTGTAGGTATTCTTAAAATTACTATACCACTACCACCTGTAGAACCGTCTCCTTGTAAATTTGAACCATCACCGCTTGCTCTGCTACCGTTACCTCCGGCGCCGCCGCCGGTGTTAGCTGTGCCATTTGTATTATTTGATCCACCTATATATGTACCATTTGCTCCGCCGCCTGCGCCGCCTTGTGCTCCTGAATGAGAGCCGGATCTCCAATAACCAGCGCCACCACCACCAGCATAGTAAACACTACTACCAGTAATAGAATATGCAAGTCCAGTGCCTCCGTTGCCACCAGAAAAAACTCCACCATCAGTTCCAGCAGAACCGGCGCCGCCACCACCGCCTCCTGTGAGACCAGCTTGGTCTGATGTGTCAACACCTGCTGCACCTGCATTGCCTTGACCAGTAGTTCCAGCACCGCCTGATGGTGTGATTCCAATATGGTAGTCAGCAAATCCACCGCCGCCGCTGCCGCCAGACCCAGCAACTCTTGGTTCAGCATCATAATGCCCTGCTCCGCCACCTCCACCAATAGTGGTTATGTTGTGTGCGCCCCCAATAAACGATGATCCGTTTCCACGATTTGCAATTTGTACACTACCAGTACCGCCAGCACCTACCGTAACAGTATATGTAGTCCCAGAGGTTAACTCTATAGAACTTCCGGCACTTGGTGTTTCGCTTCCATAATATAGTAAACCACCTGCGCCACCACCACCGCCACCTGCGTGTCCGCCTTGACTACCTCCAGATCCGCCGCCGCCTGCAACAACCAATAATTCAACTGACGTAGTAGTTGATTGCTCTCCGATACTTTCCCATGCTGTACCATTATATACATAGATACTATAATTTATAGTATTATACCATAAATCTCCATTATTGGCACTTAACGGCTCAGAATTAGATTTATAAATTGTAGCTTTGGCATCTAACTGTGCCTGTACATCACTGGTTACATTGGCAATGGCCTGTAAATCACCTTGTTCAATTGTTGTTCCGTTTACTACTATTTGATTTTGTTTAATAAGCATGACTGTTCCTTAAATTGGGTACCTAATAATGACAATGCCACTGCCGCCGTTTCCGCCGTTAGATGGCCTGTCAGATCCGCCGCCACCGCCGCCAGTGTTTGTAGTACCATGATTAGTTGCATTTAAAGCACCATCACCACCACCACCAATTCCGCCAGTACCCGGCGTACCTGATCCAGATGGCGTTCCACCGCCACCACCGGCATAATATGAACCGTTTAACCATTGTTTACCAGCACCGCCAGAACCAGCTGTTCCCCCAGTGCCCTGTCCACCAACAGCAGATTTACCCCCGCCGCCGCCTGTAGGATAAGGTCCACTAGAGTTAGCTGAATTTCCACCAGCATTGCCCTGTCCAGCAGTGCCTGAACCACCTGATCCAGTATATGAAGAGCCGCCTCCGCTGCCGCCAGATGAACCACTGCGACTAATAAATTCGTCCCCGCCTTGGCCACCACCTATAGCAGTATTATTAAAAGCTGTTGTATTCCCGCCATTGGTATTAGCACCACCGCCAGTACCGCCTGATCCAATTGTGATTGGATATGATCCACTAGTTAAACTCTCGTTAGTTAATTCAATCATACCACCAGCACCGCCGCCACCGCCGTGGTATGCAG